GGCGTCCGACGTAGAGCGTGACGGACATCCCGTCTTTCGGGCCGTCTGCCTTGCCCGCGTACGTGAGACTGCCGTCGAAGGCGTGCGTTCCGTCGAAGGCTTCGCCGTGGTCGAGCTGGTCGGAGCTTGCGGCTTTGATGCCCTCATGCGCTTCTTCGAGGTAGTTCGTCGTGTAGGTCGCTACACCGTCATAAGACAATGTACCGTCAAACACGTTCTTCGCGTATGTGTCGGAGAGCTCCAAGTCGTCCGTGATGGCCGATGCTTCCTTGAGCTCGACCGTCTCGGCATCGACCGTCTTGACGGCATCCTCAAGGTCGTCCGCGGTATCGGAGTCGTAACGGGCACCAGCAAGGCGCGGAGCCTCGTACGTCTTCGTACCGTCGTAGGAGGTCGTACCGTCGAAGCGGCACGTCTCGAAAGCGGACGGCATGGCGTCAGGCGCTCCATCATACTTCCACTCACTGCCGTACCAGCCGGAGCCGTCGTAGGTATTCATGCGGTCGTACGTGAATGCGCCGTTGTAATAGCGCGTCCGGCCGTATGGGTACATCTCGACGATGTTCGGAGTGACGTCTGCCTCCTGCAGCTCGCTCACCTTCTCGGCATCTGCGAGCTGTGGCAGGATGTGCTCGACATCCGTTGACTCCTGCGGGCCTTTGTCGTAGCCGTAGTGTGTCTGCCCGTCGTAGCTGATGCCGCCATTATACTGGTAGCAAGCTGTGTACTGTTCGACAAGCTCCGGCACGGCCGCGACAGCTTCGAGCATATCGGGCTCGAGCGAGTTGTAGAAGATGAACGGCGGACTTGCGCGGCCGTATGGCGTGTAGGTGTATTCCCCGTCGTAGTTCGAGACGCCGTCATAGAGAAGCGGATGCGGCGCGGCCGTCTCGTCGATAGAGCCGCCGTCATAATCGTGCGCGCCATCATACGTCCAACTGCCGTCGAACGTCTGGCAGGAGCCGCCATAGCTGTAGACGCCGTTGTAGTAGCGGCCAATCCACGGATAGAACTCTATCGTGTCGGCGATGGCGTTGTAGATGGCTTCCTCTGTCGGGTTCTCGCGATCGACAAGATGCAGGATGAACTCGATGGCGTCGAGCCACGAGCGGACGTTCTTCACACTCTCGATGGCGCGGCGCATCTGCGCGAGCTTGTCTTTCTCCGTCGTGACGTACTCCGTGACGATTTTGAAATGATAGGGCTCGCCACCATACTCATACCACTCTTTGACTTCCGTCTTGTCGAACGCGGCAGAGATGACGCCAGCAACAGCGAACGGCGTGCCCTTCTTCATGTGCCACAGGATGCTGTTCTTCACGAGCGCTCTTCGATTCTCAAGGTCGAGCGTCGTATCGTAGAAATCTACATGGAGCTGAATGGCAAGCGCGTCGATGAGGTTCGATGATAGTTCGTCAATGCGCGGATACAGGCTGCAAAGTTCTGTCATGACGTCGAGCTCATGGAGCTTTTCGTCGATGACCTTTGCCACCTCGCGGACGTTGTCGCGGTCGATGGATTCAGGCAGGCTTTCCGAGATGTTGTAGTCCTTGATGTTCATTCATCCTCACTCCCTGCCATCGTAACGCTGACGGTTCCCTCGTGCGCCACCTGCGTCCCGTCTACGGATGTGTAGACAGGCGTCGTGACGTCGATGCGCTTGACACCGCTCACGGCCATGATCTTCTGGATGAGCCTTGACGGGACGATGTCGCGGCCGAGCTTCGACTTCTGCCACAGGACGTATTCTGCGACAGCCGCTGATACATTCGCCTGCACCGTCGCCGCGTCGGCCTCCGTGTCGATGTAATATTTTGCATCGACGTCGTAGTTGATAAGCGTCGGAGCGATGACCTTGACGTTGTCTGTGAGAGGCCGGATGTCATCCGCGGATAGCTTCGCATCGACTTCCTTGAGCACTTCCTCGCCCGGTATCTCGCCGTCCGTCAGAAGCGGGACGACTTGAACGACGCCGGGCGAAGGAGACGTAACCGACACGTCAACGATAGCGCTGTTCGTGCTCTTCGCCCAGAAAGCGTAAGCCCCAGCAGGGCCCGCCGTGCTGAAACTCTCAGGAGCCTCGAATACGCGCTCGCGCAAGGCGTCGTCCGTCTCGATGTCGGAGCCGCCCTCGCTCTTCGTCGTGTTGACGATAGACTTGACGAACGGAACGGGGTCCACAATCATGTGAATCTCCCCCGCCGTGTAATTGTTTCCCGTCGTCCCTGTCTTCGTACAGCTCGCAGACACGGTTCCTTCCGTTTCACCGGCAGGAATGACAAGGGCCTTGTCCGTCGCAAAACGTACAAGGTCCTCCGTCGTGACGCGCGTCCCCGCCGGTACCGTGATGTCAGTATCACGGACGGCTGAGAGCGTCACCTTCATCGTCGTGACAGCCGCAGATGCAGGCAGGCGCGTCACCCCGAGAAGCGCCGCGAGGTTTTCGAGGTTGTCCCCGCGGCTGTACTTCAAGAGGTTCTGCTTTCCTGTATCGTTGATTTTGTTCTCGAGCTGGACGATGACGTCAGCGATGAAGAGGCAGAACAGCCGGATAGGGTCCGCCTTGTGCAGTTCCCTGCCCGTGATGTTCGCATAGCTTTCAAACACAGCATTTTCAATCGTCTCCGTGTCCACATCGACGAAGTCAATTGCTGGAAGGTCACTCAGCTTCATTGATTGTCACCTCCACCCTCGGGATGAGCTTCCCGTTCAATTCTCCCGTGAACGTGATGCTGTTGATGACGGCACGCGGCTCATACCGGCGAACCTGACGGATGATTTCGCTCGTGATGAGCGCCTGCGCCTGCGGCATCGGCTTGTCAACGGGGTCTCCGCTGATACCGAATTCTCGGTCAAGCGGAATCTGGTACTTGATGGTCGTGAGGATGGTACGGACGTTCTGGACAATCTCTTCTGCTGTCGTTTCCGGCGCAAAGTTGATTTTCGGACGCTCATTACCTGTGATGACAACGACAGACATCTCGCACCTCCTTTACAGACTGAACAGCAGATTTGCCACACTTCCGTAGAGGTCAATTTTCGACTTTTCTTCCGTGTAGTTGCTGTCGTCGTACTCCGTGAGCTTGACGCTGACCTTCGCCTGATGAAGGACGCCCGTCGGCCGGTAATAGGTCTCGCCAACGCTCATAGAGTCCAGCCTCCAATAGTTCTGTGATACAGGCTTTCCGCCGATGACAAGTGGGAACACAGCGCCCGTCTCGCACATCTGACGCAGTTTCAGTATCTGGTCTTCTGGCTTGATGTTGAACATGGACGAAAGGATGATGTCGAACGATACCGTTCGAAGGCCTGGGCCCAAGAACTCTGATGACGGTTTCTTGTAGATGACGTCATGATCGCTCCATCTCCCTTTCGCGTCCTGCTGGAAATTGGACGGGGTGAGCATGTAGTGCGAAGACGTGATGAAGACGATGCTCCCCATATATCCGATGTACATGATGCCTCTCCCCTTTCTTCGTTAATGTGCCGGGCTCGTTTCGCCGTGCACGCCGGTATGTGTGTGGCCGACAAGAGAACGACCGGATGCGACGACGTCGCCGCCACCTGTGATGTCAAGCGTGCCAGCGTGCACGGAGAACGTTCCCCCAACGTTCAAAATGACGTCACCCGGATGATTCAGCACACGCGTTGACGCGGATGCACCACTCGGCGTCGTGTCGGTGTCGTTGTAATAGCTCCCAAGGACATAGCCCTCCCCCGCTCCTTTGCCGCCAAAATTCGGCGTCTGGATGCAGAGCACCTTATCGCCGACGGCTGGGAGCCAGTAGTCTTTCGAGGAAGCGCATCCGCGCTGAAGCACGAACAGGTCGGAGGCCGTTGTCTCCTTGTCGTCGCGATATACCGTGACTGTGCCAGCGTTCGGGTTCTGCGTTGAGACCGTGCCCGTGAAAAACATGCTTTCAAGGTCCCTCTGCCGCAAAGAATCAGTAGCCATTGAGGCACCTCCTCATATCAAGGTCAACCGTGTAGCCGGTTCCCATGCGATGGGAGACTTTCGTGATAATGTATCTTCCGTCAAAGTGACCAAAGTCTTGAAGTTTCACGACCTCGCCCGCCCAGAAGATGAAGTCTCCGGCAACCGTGAAGGAGCACGTCACTTCGCCCTTGTTCTGCTCGCGGAGCTTCTTCTTTGCGAGGCGGTCGGCTTCTTCCTGCGTCTTCACTTGCGTGTTGACTTCCAGCGTCTTGCCGTCCGTCTTGTCTGGGTCCGTGAACGTGGACTCGATGACTGTGTCCTTCTTCTTTTCCTTGTACTTAACGTGACACGCCTTATAGACGTCCCGCGTCTTTGCCGTCATCTTCCAGCTGAAGAAGCTGTCAATGCGGCTGGAATCATCACCGCTCGAAGAGCTTCCGCCAGCGATGTTCATCTTGTAGATTTCCATCGAGGTCGGCGTGCCTGGACGGACAAACGTGATTTTCGGCTCCCCCGTTTCAAGCTGCGCTTCGTCGTAGATGATAATCTGCTCGCTCGTGACCTTCAGGTTGTAGCCGTTGTCCTTGCAGAGCTTTTGAATAAATTCAAGGTCGGATTGGTCAGACTGTTCGACATGGTCAACGGCAGGGTCATCCTGCACAAGCCACATCATCGTCAGGCCGTTCTTTCCCGCGATGTCGTTCACAATGACGCTGACGGTCGTGTCCTTCCATTCCTGATTCTGCTTTTCGCCTCGAAGCGTATTGTCGTTCGGTACGACAACCGCCTTGATTTGAACCACAGACGGCATACCATCCACTTCAATCTGGTCAACCTCGAACTCCCCCAGGTCGAGCTGCTTGAGCCCCTCCGAGAGATTCTGGTTGTTGTACGTGTTCAGCACGACCTTGAGTTTTGCACCCGGCTCCGGGAACCAGGACGCCTGCCAAAGCGCGGCCTTGTCCTCCAGCGTAATCGTGAGATCGTCAACGGCATCAGCGATATTGTCCGTGTACTCGATGGACTTGAGATACTTCATCAAGTCCTCCGAAATATCCGTTTCCTCGCTCCCGCCCTTCGGCTTGTAGGTCACATTCGCCCAAGAGCGACGTGAAAGCTGGGAGCCCGGTGTCAGCGTTGACGCCCACTCTGCAATCTGCGATTGGACGAAGCCCGATAGAAGCCCCATGCTCTCACCTCCTCCATGGCGGCAGTGTTGATGCCGACGTAATGCCGACGTCTGGGCAGGTAATCGTGATGCCAGCGGGGAACACCGTCAAATCGTTGTATTGCTGGTTCGCTTCAAGGAGCGTGCTCATGTAACGCTCATGCCCATAAACCTTGTAAGCGATGGAATCCCACATGTCGCCTTGTATTGTCGTATAAGTCTTGTCAACCAAAGGAAAGCCTCCTTTGCTCCGCCCGCGCGTTCGCCATCATGCGAGGAAGCTCGCGTTCAAACTGCGAAGCGAACTCTGCAAGCGCCGCTTTGAAGTCTCCGACAGCATCCTGCCCGCTTCCATTCACGTTGATAGTCGGATGGAGTTCGAGCGTGATGCTGGAGACGCTACTCGGCGCTGGAGCCGCAACGGGGGCCGTCGCCTGTGGCTGTGCCACGGGTTGTCCGGCAAAAGCGCTACTCATGGATTCAGGAAGCATGCCGAGCATCTGCCCTGCTTGCGTCCACAGGGAAATCGCTCTCTGGGAACCATCAAGCGGGATAGCGGCCTCGGGCCCTTCCTCTGCGAACGTCGTGAGGAACGCG